CCCAGTGGGTGCACGTTGTCTGCGTGAGTCTTGCCTCGCCTGATTTCTTCAAGAGCGGTTTGATACACCCGCACCGCCTCCTCCAACTCTCGCACGCGGGCGGCGTGGTCGGAGAACTTGACCCAGTTGCCGGTTTCAGAGGGCATCGCTGACTCGCCTACGCCCGTTGCGTATGACACCATGTACCGCTTTACTTCGCTCATTTGCTCGCCTTTCCCTTAGTCGCCTTGACCGCCCATTCCAACGCACTCGCCGCCGCTTCAAGCGGACAGTGTCCATGTACTTCGGTGTACTCGCCCCACTTTGCCGCGTACCACCACTCGCCGGTGTCTACCCACTTGCCTTTGATGCAACGGATGCGGGGGTGTCTGAATACGTTGAGCATTACAACTTCGACCCCGCTTCCATCACAACCTTACCCACCCACTTCTGAGCGGTTGTCGCGGGTTTTAGTTTCGACTTGATGCGTTTCCACTCCGCCGCGTCTAGTTCGGCGTTCAAAGTGATATACGCATTTCCCGGCTTCTTCTTTGGTGTTTTCTTCGACATGTGTGATCCTATGGGGGTGGTTTGGGGTGTCAATGGAATACGGTAGATTTTACTACATACCGTCCGATTCGTCATCAACGTCTCCGCCGTACTGCAAAGTTTCTTGCGGCTCGGTCTTGATCGTGCCGATGGTCTGAAGGTTCCTTACCGCTTGCTTGTAGTAACTCTTTTTCAGTTCGATACCTACGCCTCGCCGCCCGTTTGTTACCGCGCCGTACACCTCGCTCCCAACGCCCATGAATGGGGTCAGGACCGTTTCGCCGGGGTTGCTCCACATGTTAACGCACCGCTCAATAACATCCAACTGCAACGGGTGTACGTGCTTTTCATCCTCGCCATCCTTGGCACTACGGAACGGCAGCACGCGGTCTATACGAATGTCATCCCACACGGATGATGCGTATTGTCGCCAAATCCATTGTGAGTATCGGTTGGCCTTCTGGTCGCCCTTCATGCCCTTGTACGCAAGCAACTCGGAGGGGATGGGCCGCTCGCCCGCGTAGGTGTGCATCCCGGTTTCATGTACAACCGGCACCGCGTTTTCGCCCTTACGCCGAAACATGAGTAGGTAGTCGGCGTTCGCTACGCTGCACTTGGTTGTATCCTCGCAGAAGGTCTTGTGATGTAGACTCTTCATCATCGTCCGGTTGCGGACCATCAGCGGCTCTTTCCAAATAACCCGCCGCCCGCCGTACACAAACCCGCGAGACTCATGCTCCGCGATGATTCGCCCCGGCAGGTCATACATCGCATCGCATCCGGCGTTTGATAGCGGTATGTCCATACAGTGAACCGCTGAGATTCGCCCCGGCATAGTTACCCGTGCCAGTTCTGAAATAACGTATCCGTAGTGCTGAAAAAACTCATCCTTGTCAATCGAGTTTGACAAGTCCCGCTCATCGCTGGAATACTGGTACAGACCCGCAAACGGGGGAGAATACACGGTCAGGTGAATCTTCTCACTTGGAATGTCCTTCAGCACTTCGATGCAGTCCGCGTTGTACGCCGCGTATTCTCCGTTATCTCCCAACGTTTGATTCGCTACAGCCATGATGGTAACTCCGTTTCTTGTGTGTGTTCGTTCACTTGCTTAATGTCCGTCGCTTGGTTCATCTGTTCCACTAGAACGGTGAACATCTTTTCGGCGCGTATCGCCTTGCTCCGCATATTTGCCAGCACCCGCACTTCGCCCTCGGTTGCTACAACGTCTAGCGTTACCGGCCTCTGTTGGCCGAACCGCCAGCAACGCCGCACGCTCTGGTAATACTGTTCGTATGAGTGCGATGCAAAGGTCACAACGTGGTTGCAGTGCTGCCAGTTCAAACCCCACGCGCCAATCTTGGGTTTGATAATCAGCACGCGAAGTTTGCCTGATTCAAACTCATCGTAAAGTTCAATTTTTCGATCATCCGGCGTTGAGCCTGCTATCTGTTTCGCGTCGGGTATCGCCGCCTCTAACGCATCACCCTCGGCGTTCATATGGCACCAAATCACCGCTGATCGGTTGTGGTCTACAAGTGACTTCACAAAGTCTACCCGATCCGCTAGGGTTCGCTTACGCTCCTCGCGTTCAGCACCAAGGCCAAAGGCTGGGCAGTTGAACAAGAATCCTTCTGGCGGGCTTGACGGTTTGATAACGTGGTCACGCTCAATCAGCGGGGGGAGGATAAATCCATCATCATCGAATCCAAGGTCTGAGGGCTTGCGGCAGGCTCTCGCCCACGATGCAACCCACCGCCAGAACGGTACAGCCGCGTGATGCTTTAACCGCCACTGGCCGATGGTCTGTGCAACGCGGTACGCTAGTTTCTGGTAGTACTCGCCGCCCTGAGCCATGATCTTTTCTGCTTGGTCTTGCGCCCGCTGCTCTGACTTCTGGCCCTTGTCATCCAACTGGCGGAAAAAACGCCGTAGCATTTCGCTGTATGACAGTTCACCAAGTGACTCGGATTGTGTACCAAGTTCGATGTAGTCATTGGGCGCGGCCGTTGCGGTGCATAGCAAGCGGTACTCAACCTTGCTCAAGAATCGCGTGATCTGTTTGCGGGTTTCACCGCTGTAGGATTTGAGGATGCTCGATTCGTCACAAACCACGCCGCCAAAGTCATCAGGGCTGAACATGTGTTCACGTTCGTAGTTGGTGATAACGATAGGTGACTCCATCTCACCCTTCTCGGATCGGTACGCCTCTATGCCGAACTTCGCGGCCTCGCGTGCGGTCTGCTTGGCAACTGCCAACGGGGTATAAATCAACACAGGCTTACCCGTGATACGCCGCACGTTTTCAGCCCATACCAACTGCATAGCGGTCTTGCCTAGTCCGCAATCGGCAAAGATACCGGCGCGGGTTCGGCGGATAGCCCACTCCACTAACGCCCGTTGAAATGGGTACAGAAACTCCGGCATCCACACGGGGTCCACTCCGCCGCCTTTGGCCGAATGTGACTTCGTGTGCAAAAAGTCCTCATATGCTCGCATGTCGCTCCTTTCGTCCGTTGACTCTATCCCGCCGCCCGCTGGGTGTCTAGCCTATCCCGTATATTTTCCCGTAGATTTTACGGTTTCAACTTCCACCGCTCCGCGAACATCTCCACGCCCTGCCCCGCCTCGATTCGCCGCTCAATCTCCGCCCGCCACGTTGGACCGTTGGTGGCCAGCATCATCTCCGCAGTCACGCGGTCCACCTTGAAATGCTCGCGTATCAACGCTACGGCCTTCGCTTTAAGTTCGTCGGGGGTCATTCCCATAACTTCGCCTCCTCTGGTTTATCCGCCTTGGTGAACAGCACCGGCTCGGCTTCGGCACACCGCCGCCGTGCAATGTCGGCGTACTTGGGGTCAAGTTCGATGCCAATGAACCTGCGGCCTGTTCGGATGCAGGCCACGCCAGTTGTGCCGGAACCGCAGTAGGGGTCAAGGACTACGTCGTTCGCGTCCGTGTAATCTTCCAGAATCCGTGACATCAAGCGAATCGGCTTCTGTGTTGGGTGGTGCCTCTTCTCGCCCCACTTGTCATCGTTGACTACGCCGCCGTGCATGATGCGGTATATCTTGTCATAGCCGCTTGTTCGGTTCGTCCATGCTAGTTCGTAAGGGCTTCCAAGCATCGTGTCTGCTGCCTCTGTTGTTCGCTTGTCCCAACATATCCATCGGCCTCTGTGTGGCAGTTGATTCGGGTAGCAGTTGGCCCCAAACGATACAACGGTGCATGACATTCGCAGTACGTGGGTTAGGTCGAGTTGCCCCTGATCGTTCTGTAGTGCGTTCCAATCGAGCGTAGATGCACCATGCCCCGCCCACTCAATCCCATACGGCGGGTCCGTAACGACCGCCCCCACTATCCCCGCTGGAATGTGCTTCATCACCTCAAGGCAGTCGCCCGTGATGATTTGCCATTGTGCGTTTGGGTCGATCATCACACCGCCTCCCTTCTCGCCGCGTCAAGTCGCCGCGCCGCTTCGTTGTCGGCCTTCCATCGCTTGGTGATGATTTGCACGGTCTGGATATGCACGCCGAATGCTCTGGCTATCTCGGCGTTTGCGTTTTTT